ACAGAACCCGACAACTATACAGCACCACCCAAAGAGGGAAATGTTACATTTACAAAAGACAGTGCAGAACCCGACGGCTATCAACCCGAAGACAAATTTGCAATGGTTCATTATACTGTTTCTGTTGAGGGTTCGTCCATAGAGGGATTAAGCGATAAAAGCGTTCCTGCGGCACGATTTGGCAGTACGGGAACGTTTACCAAAAAGAAAGTCGCCAAAGGTACACAAAACTTTGAGGGCGGTTTGGCAATGGTTAATGATGAAAAGGGTATATCTGACCCGCGAGAATTAATCGTTGACAAAGGACGTGCATTTATACCGCAGGGCAAGGACGTGTTATTGCCGTTGTCAAAGGGTGCAAAGGTGTACACAGCGTCGCAAACCAAGGCGATAATGTCGGGTATGGGTATACCGCATTACGCAACAGGAAAAGACAATTCGGACGCGTTTACATCAGCCAAGGACGATTGGACGCATTACACCAAAACGCACGCAGTAACGACCGCACAAGAACTTGAAAAGTGGTTAGAATTTCAAGAGAAATTCAAATCGAACGACAAGGATATTGCCGATATTGAGGAACAAATTTTCTCTATTATGCAGAAACAGACGAAAGAGTTCAACGAACAGTCAAAGGCATACCTTGAAAAGCACAGCGCTATAAACGATTGGGGTGATAACGGCGACACACCGCTTGACGCTTTCAAACGTATAAAAGACAGAAATTATCAAGATTTACAAGACGCAAAAATCACTTGGGACGATTATGTTGACAACGTGTCGGACGCAGGCGAAACGCTTTATGACGATATGAAAGGCTACTCGGACAGTTGGCTTGAACATCAGCAGAAGTATCACAATATGTCGATAGACGACTACATTGCAGGTATCGACAGAGAGGCGGAACGTCTTGAAGAATTTTATGCGAATGACGTTATTAATTATCAAAAATACGTCGAGGAAAAACAGACACTTGAAGAAAAACATTATGACGCAGTGGCTCAAAAGAATGCTGACGAGTATTCGGCATGGCAAAAGGACGCAGACGCTTGGCAGGAGTTAAGAAGTACATATGATGATTGGGATAAGTACGGTGACAGCGAGGAAGATTTTCTAAAACGCAAGATTGACCGAGTAAAAGAGTTTTACAATGCAGGTAAAATCAGTTTTGAGGAATTTATTGACGATACGAACAAGTACAGTATGGAACTGTACAAGTCACAATCAAGTGCGGTTGATGAACTGCTCCAAAAGCAACAAGACTATATTTCAAATATCAAAGACGAATTTTCAAAGCAAGAGCAAGAACTTCGTGACAGTTGGGACGTAGCAGATCGCAAAACCGATATGTCAGAGGTGCAGGCACAACTTGATGTGTACGCAAATTCAGTTACTGATAAGGGGCAACAGAAGTACAAAGAGTTGCAGGAACAAATGAAACAGTTGCAACGTGATGAAGAATTGTACCAACTACAGAAAAAGAATAATGCCACTATTGAAAGTCTTGAGGCTGAATACAAGCAAATGGAGGACGGCAAGAAAAACATTCTTACAGGATTGCAAAATGCCGACATCAACATATCTGCATACGTGGCAACAATAACCGATAAGGTTTCGGCGACAGGCGGTAATATAGAAAGTTTGCTAAGTCGAATGCTTGACAAATTCGATAGTTTCAAAATTGAAAATAATTCAATGAGCGACAACAGGAAGATCATAAATAACTTCATGCAAATGACACCGGAAGAAAAACAAGATGCATTGAACAAATACGTAGGATTATAGGAGGAAAGATATGCGTAACGGTATTGAATTTAACGGCAAAAATACAACGGAATTTAAGCGGGTGACGGTCAGAACAAAAGACCGTCCCATATTTCCACAGGTAAAGGAATTTACCGAAAATGTCAATGAAGCAGACGGTGAATATGATTTTACAGACGTATCGGGTCACGAATATTTCAATACACGAAAATTTCAGATTGATTTTAACATCGGTGCAGACAGTACCGAAGAATTAAACAAAAAGCTGACCGCTATAAGTCGTTGGTTTAAGGGCAAAGGCACGCTTATTTTTAACGATATGCCGGTTGTCAAGTGGAATGTAAGGGTAATGGACAGCGTGTCATATACACCCGAACACGACGGCAGAAAAGCCGTTTTGTCAGTGACGTATAAGGCAGAGCCTTTTTCGGAATTGATATTTGACGCTCTGAACGGACCTTGCCTTGACACCGATATATCACTTGATACCGAAATTCCAATAGGTCAAGACGAGTATTTGACATTGAACGGTAGCGGCACATACAAAAACATACCGAATATCGGTGATGTACACGTCAAACCGATTATAGCGGTAACGGGTGCAAAAAGTCCGTTTACCATAAGCAATAACGGTAAGAGTATCACTGTTAATTACACAGGCGACATAGTTATCGACTGCGAAAAAGAAATCGTTTATAGCGGAAATACAAACCTTATGACGTATGTATCGGGTGAGTTTTTTGAACTTGCTCCTGCATTAGATAACACGATAACGGTAACAGGCGGCGGTGTCGTACAGATAAATTATACGCCTAAATTTTTGTACGACGTAGATTTTGATAATATGAAATGGAGTGAATAATATGGCTTTTAAATTACACGAATGGAACGAAACAGACTTCACAGGCGGTTGCCTTGCGTATCTTAACAAGGCATATGAAGTGGCGGTGTTTGAGGGATTGCAGGAAACGCACACGGTTTCTTTTAAGTACCCGATGAAAGACGAAAAAGCGGAGCTTATAAAGGAAAATCGTATCGTATCCGTTGAGGGACAGGCGTACAGAATTACACTTGTGAAAAAGAATTACAGCGGCTCAAGAATTATGACGGTTAAGGCTAACAGAATATTCTATGATGACGCACTTCATCATCACTTGCCGACAATCGGCAACGATACAGACGTGACAAAATCAACAATAGGTGTTGACCCATATGACGTTATAAAACTTGCAATAGCCGATACAAAGTTTGAGCTTATACCCGACAGTGAACTTAAGGAAATGGGTATGACGAGAATAGGCGCAGACGGCGTTAAAATCGACTTTTACCCGACTGATAAGATAAATACTTATGACGTAATTCAAAACGTCATAGAGGCTTACGGCAGAGGTGAAATATACTACGACAATTACCGATTTGCAGTGGTTGAGCGTATCGGAAAAGATAACGGCGTGAGAATGTCAATAAAGAAGAATATGACAAGTCTTTCTGTCGAAAGAAACACGCAAGAACTGACAACAAGACTGTATATGTACGGCAAGGACGATTTGACGATTTCATCAGTAAACGGCGGTAAGCCGTACATTGACAGTAAAGAGGGTATCGAGAAGTACGGTATTCGTGAGGCGTACCGAGATTACAGCGATTACGATGACCCCGAAAAGCTAAAGGCGTTTGGTGAGTGGGACTTAAAGGGCGAGAGTAACGATTTTAGACTTGACCGCCCTCAACTGACAATCACGGGTGACGTGGTTGATTTGAGTAAACTTGCCGAGTACGGTGATTTTTATAAAATTGCGTTGGGTGATACAGTACATGTTTTTGAAGATAATATCGAACATAAACAGCGAATTGTATCAATGACGTATTACCCATACAGCGCAAAACAGCCGTCAGTAACAATAGGTCAGCCGACGTTAGCAAATCCGTATTACCATGCGTGGTATATGGGTAAGTTGATTAAAACTATTCAGAAAAACTCCGGTAGAGCGAATAAGCTGAAAACAAGCTATTTTCACGGTACATTGAACAGCACACAAAATCCCGTTGAATCAGATAATAAAAAGTTGTTGTTAGACGGCGATTTGCTATATATCGAAGATAATAAGGGCAGACGAAGAATAAACCTCGGCAATATGGACGGTGCGTTCGTTTTTCAGATATTCAATCAGTTGTCGGAGAAAACCATTAAAATGGACGATGACGGTAATGTTACTATAACAGGTGTATTTGCCACAGGCACAGACAAAAAGGCAAGAACAGTTATAGATAAGAACGGTATTCAAAGTTACGACGCTGCCGGCAACAGATACGGCTTGTGGTGTAATGCACCGAGTAGCAACGATATGAG